AATCCATAATAACAACTACTCTATCGTGAGTACCGTGATGTTGTGCCCAATGTTTATCATTATCATGGAATGCAAAGAGCTCTCCTACCTTCCAAGTTCTTTTTCTTCCGCGTACACTCAACCAAGCACCTTCGTCCTCTATGACAGGGAAGTGGAGACGTAATGAATCTATATCTCCGTTATGTGGATTAATTTTTGTGCCAGGTGAGAGCTTACTTATAGTACAACTCTTAAGTAACTCACCATCTACATCTTCTTTGATTGCACCATAGAATGTAGGACACAATTCTTTCATACTCTCAGTCAGTTGTGGTAATACTTCTTTTACTTTTTCTGTTGTAGTATTAAACAACTCAACGAATGATACCATCTCGCTGAGTTCAAAGTCATCTTCTGTTGTTGTAGTTCCCACTACGTTGAGTGGCATAGGAATTACTCTCCAGTCACCTTCCCAGAGTTGTACCCTACCTAAATTTCTATCCTCTACCCACTGATCTAGTATCCACTCAGAAAGTATAGGTTGGTTGACCTCTACAAACTTAATGATCTCAGGTATTATTTCTTTATGTCTGTCTCTTAAATTTCTATACGAGGATAACGACTCAAGCGTCTCCTCTTGCCAAATTTTCCTCACTTGATCCTAATAATAAACCATTTTTCATTGCTATCTCATACATTATAGAATGTATTGTCATATCATATGCGTTAGACCACGGTTGAGTCTTCTCATTTGCTATCCAACACTGTAAACTTCCATACTGTGCCTTTGGTATGTTCTGATCGAACCACCAATCGTATGCAGATTTGTCAGGTGCTTTGTATGTCATTATATAATTTTAGGACAACCATTTTTACCATGTACAGGACATTCTACACCTTCTTTGGTATGATTGCAAGCCATCTTTTGCTTAGGAACCTTCGGCATTTTCTTTTCTTGCCCTGACTTCATGCCATCGGGGTCATCCAACTTGGGCATGACCTCGACGGAGGCTACTTTTTTTCAGATAACTTTCTCCACTCAGAGAACTCCTTGACACAGTTAGGAACTTTCTTCCCACCTTTCATCTTAGTTCCCTTCGCTTTGTATCCATCCCAACAAGTAGATGCTCCTACGTTCTTACGTGCTTGTTTCAAACTCTCATCAACTTCAACCTCTTCTTTCTTAGCAGTTTTTGCTGCTTTCTTGAAAGCATCCTTAGCAGGATAGTCTTTGTCGCCTGGTTTTGCGGGTGCTTCACCTCTCTTTCTCTTAGCATGTATGTTAGCGTAGAGACCTTTCTTACCTTCTTCTAACTCATCCTCATGTTCAATGACATTACCATCAGCATCTTTTTGATGATGCTCCTTCTTCATCATTGCCTTCTTACCCATCGCTTTCTTGATAGCTTTATCTCTAGATCCAAAGTACTCGTCCTTACCTGACTCTATCTTGCCATCTCCATCATAATCTTTCTTTGCTTTCTTACCTTCTACAACCTCATTTTTCTCGTCATTGATTACGTGCTCGTGCATCTCACTTACAAGTATGTTTAGTGTAGGAACTGGAACATCTTGCTCTAGTCCATGCTCAAACATAACATCGTAATGTGTGATGTTACCCTCTTCATCGAGTGTATGCATCTCTTTTAACGTATTTCCTTTACCCCATTCCGCATGTTCTACCTTAGTAGCACAAGAATGCTTTACTTTTTTAACTTTAGGTTTACCTTCAGTGCCAGGTGCTTCTGCCATCTTCATACCTGGTGCGTCTCCTCCACCTACGCCATCAGCACCAAGACCTTTGATGTCTGTGTTGCCTATCTTAGCGGAGTAATCGTATCTCCATGTCTCATCGAAACGATTGTAGTTAAATGCTTTTGGATTGTTTAAATTTTCAGCAGCTAATTGTGCTAAAGTTTTTTCCTCGTGTTTGTCCATCTTATTTAAGGGGTGTTTGCTTGGAATGGTTTCTTTTACTTTGACTGTGTTAGATGGTTTTGCAACCTTCTGACCAGGTGTAATAGACATTACATACTCACGATAAGCGTCCGTGCCAATCTCAAATACTTCTTTGATATCTTTTATCCAACTACGGAACTTAGTGTTCTCTGCTGTTAGACACAAGACATAATTAGGACCTCTACGGTGTATCTTACCTACCTGTCCTTGCTCAGTAATAACCCACTCACCTTTTTTGTAAACTTCGTTCTTATAGAACTTATCTCTGGTGATGTTTGCTTCCGCAACCTTGGATTTCTTAGTGAAGTCTGCGAGACTTTTCATTAATATAGATGTACTTATCAAGTTTATTTATACAACTAGGGCATGTTTGCTCTAATTTCTGCCATTAACTTCCGCGTATCATTATCATTGAGACCTTTTGGTATACCTTTTCTAAAAGATTTGTAGTCCATTGCAACTGCTGCTCTCCGCATTTTTGTACCAGAAATAGCGAACGTATCACCATCTGCATCACGGTCACCAGATGATATAACATCCATCTTACGGAAGAAATAATCCTTACCATTATAATTTTTAACCCACTTCATCGCTTGCACTCTATCAGATCCCACAACAAAGTTAGCATCATCATATCCTTGTGATTGTAACTCAGATAATATGTTTACAGGAGTGCCAGGTATACTTCTAAAATGTTTTGCATAAGTGGGGAACATCTTCTTAGCATAATATAATTTTCTTTCGTGGTCTAATGGGTTAGAACCTTTACCATCTACAGTTTGTGAGAAATATATGAACCAATCACACCCTTTTGCAGTCCTTTGAACTGCCTTAAAGTTCTCAGCATGACCTGTGGTAGGAGGTTGGAACCTACCAAAAGTAAAGTATACGCATTTATAATCTACTATCTCCATTGCTTTGCCAACGTGAAATTGTTGTAAGAAAACTCAATTCTATTTACAAGTTTAATCATATCTCCATCATGATGTAGTACATATCCTTCAGGACCTGTAACTTTGTACCCCTTATCAGTCTGCACAAATGTTCTAAATGTCTCTAAGTTATCCAAAGCTTTTATAACTATCTCTTTATTCTCTTGCATCTTTCTATACAGTGTAAACATAGCATCAAATTCTGTTATATTGTCCTCAAGATATGCCATGCCATCATACATTTGTTTTCTTCTTTCCGCTTGTTTCTGTACACTCTTCATTTTTTCCACTTCTTTGTTCATCTTTGTACGATAAAACTCACCAATAGATTTGATTGCCTTTTGAGAGTCACTTATACTACGTCCTTCTTTTATCTCATTGTTAAAAAACTGTTTGAGATATGATGCTATGTGAAATTTTTTATCTCCCGATGTTCCCATGTTATCAACCAAAGTATTAAGGAATTTACCTGACTTTTTACACATAGATTCTATTGTATTAGTGTTACGCTCAAACAATTGTAATGTGTTTGTAGGTACAGCAACATCTGCTATAGGTGTATCATTTTCTATCACTACACAATCTGTTGTTTTTGAAAATTCTGATGTAGGTGCACCAGCAGATGCTGTCATAGAAGATAAATCATCACCATTATAATGCGTATGAAAAACTACACCTATTTTTGCTGTAGATATCTTCTTGCCCATATCACTATTAACTGGTACACCATAGGTAATAGTGTTGGGTGTAAACGTTATTAGATTTTCATTGTTTACAGTCACAGTTTTCTTATCTTTTTCTGTGAATAAGAGGTCTCCTTGAATGACACCTGTTATTCCTAGTGGTTTGAAATATTGTAATGCTGTTTTTAATTTTGTTGCAAGATCTCCTGAGTAATATACGTCAACATCATCATCAAAATGGCATAGTTTTGGTTCTTTATTGAACACTGACTTTGTACCTACAAAAAATCTACCTGTGATCGGATGCTTACCACATACAACTGATGGTGCACCATCCCATTTTGTCTGCATATACCCACTGCTAGGTTTTTTACCTAACATTTTCAGCATTTCTTTCATTGCAGAGACTGATGCTGTGCAACCATCTACTCCATGGTTGAGCATCTCATCCTCAATATGTTCAAGATGTTTTAGTTGTGTTATATTTGCCATTATCTTTTAAAATAGTCACCATTACTATGAGTAGGATAGATTTCTGAAGCAGTCTTCGACCTTATATTGAAACTAAAATCATACTCTTTGGTAGAAAATTTAATATTAATTCTTTTTCCTGTACCAGAAGCTCCACCATATTCTATATCTACGTTGTCACCCTCTAATGTACTAGCTCTTTTCATGTATGCTTGATTTACCTCATAGCAATGTAACTCTGAACCAGTGTAATGAACCATCCAATAGTTATAACCAACACCACTAGCACAGAATGCTTCTAAATTTTTCTTTGCAGTTCCTGTTATTTTATAAGACTCCTTATGATCAGATACTGAGGGTGCTGTAGCATCCTTATCATACTTTGAGAATACATCTAAAAATTTTCCGTTGTCTATGTTAAACATCTCTAAAAATTTCTGACCCATATCTGGTATTTTCCCTGCTTTTAAGTCACTTACAGGAAATATTTGTAGACCTTTACCACCACCCCTAACACCTATGTTAAAAAATGATAGTGTACTACCAAATTTGACTGATAAGTATATGTCTTTGTTCTGTTTCTTATTTGGTTCACCAATAGTGACTGTAATATCAGTCAAAGTCTTACCTATATTCAAAGATTTTTTCCCTTCCGCAGAAATATAAAAACCACCAGACGCATACTTCATAGGACGTCTAGTATTTGCAGTTCCCGCGTGCTTAACTTTCTTAACACAGGTGCCAGGATTTGCTGCACATATTTTCTTCAAAATTTCAGTAACATGATCTGGATATTTACCACCATGATCTGCAAATTTTTCAAAACTTTCGTTAAGATCTGCCTCGTACTGATTACCAAGGTTTGCACTAGTTCCTCCTGCTTTCTGACCACCAAAATGGTGAGTTTTTCCTAGTTCTTTTAAGTTCCAAGTGCCTATAATAGATGGGTCATGATCACTACCAGAACCAGTCAACATGACTTGTGCCTTTCTACTTCTAGCTTGGTTAGCAACACTGATAATATCTGATATGAATGCTTGTCCTACCGCTTCTTTCTTAAGATCTGCTCGTGTATATGTTGACTCACTATCATCTTTAAATGTAACTTTTATACTCTGTACTTTTACATATCCTTCTTCGTCAGCAAGTTGTAACAGATCACCATTTACTATCTTTTGTAGTAAAGTAGTGGGTCTGCCCATGTAAGGTTTTCCCTTACGTACTAATTCATTGAGTGCTAACGGTTTCATAAGAACTATTTAGAACTGTTTCCAATATTGTGAGGGTAGTAAACCAGACTCAGTATCTGTTCTATGTTTGAGAGTTAAAACGATGTCACCAGCGAGACTAATTCGTTTATGTTCTCTTGGTTCTGGAGTAGTATAATGTTCAATACTACTAGGAAACATAACAAGATGCTCAGGTTTTGGTTGTATGACATAACCATCACCATTGTTGTACCTATTTTCTTTAATAAATTTAAACGCATCTCCAAACCATTCGTTAGGGTTCTTTTTGTGTAATACTAATGGGTCACCTGGCGTTTGAATATAATATACAAACGATATGTGAGAGCAGGAATGATAGTGTACAGGTAGTGTCTGCTGTGGATCACATATAGTAAACCAAGTTTTGACAAAATTCACATTAAATGTGGATTTATCTATTTCAAAGTAATCTAAGTATTCAACTACAGATTTTTTTATCTCTCTAAAAAATGGTGCTAATCTTTTATCGTGGTGTATGAGAACTTTACCATGATGTTCCCCTACAATAGCACCTTGAGAGTTGTCAAATTTACCATCATCAAAACTTTTATAAAGTTGAGATAGAAAACCTGATATTTTCTTCTCATATATTATCAGGGGGAATGCCTGATGAAATTTAGAGGTCGTCTGCTGCACGGTTTTCAGAGTCATTGATATCAAATGATCCACCAGGATATCTTTTCTCTAATTTTTTAATATTACCTTCAATAACCTCTTCAAATGATATATCTAATGCCATACAAGCTTGTGCTACGTACCACATAACGTCACCCAACTCAATAATAAGATGCTTTCTATTATGCTCGTCCCAAGGTTTACCTTGGAAGACCATCTTCTTAACGATCTCCATAAATTCACCAGACTCAGCAGACATGCCAACAGCAGCAGTGGTAAGACGTTCAATATTGGCACCTTTTCTGTCAAGTTCAACCAGACGATCAGCAAACAATTCAAAATCTTTAGAACTATCGGATGTGACAGCATCGACAAACTCTTCGTAACGTTTAAAATCCATAATTAAATTTTTAATTTAGCAAATTTTTCAGATAAGTTTTCTTTGTTAGGTGCTAACTCAATGTCTTGATTAGCATCGGTGATACCATGTTGTGCAGATTGCTCTACATCATACAGTCTCATCTTTGCACGATCAATACCAACAACAAACCTCTTATTAATAGTAGGATCATTGTATCTATTCTTCAATTGTTTGACCATTATTTGATTGATCTCTTCGAGTTCTTCCGTAGAGATAAGAGCAAACATAAGATCAGCAGTGGCAGGAAGACCAAAGGATTCACTTGTATCAGTAAGATCGACATCACTACTACCATAGCCAGAACGAGTCGTCTGAGTAGCGGA